TTCACGATTATCTCTCCACGTTACGGCATGTTCTGACGTTATATCACGGAAGAAGTCACCACGAAATGGGACAACTAATTTGTTAATTACATCCCAAACATCCTCAACAGTTTTCCGTTGGGACACAAGTTGGTCAAATCGTTTTCTAATTTCTGCGCCGTTCATTTCTTATGCTCCCGTCGTCGTTAAACATCCAAGGGTACATATCCACAGCATTCTGGCGACGTGATTTTTGTGCAGCTCCTATTGATCTTTTAACTCCATAATTCTGTGAGGTCATTCTGATACCCCCAGCGTAATCATACCACCCAACAGAGAGATAGCGCATAGCATCTGCGGGGTGGCTTGCCCAATCATGGAGGGGTTTGTCACGGAACATTTGTAAACGGTCGTCGTATTCCCTCCGATACGAGTAAAGCCCATCAAGCAACCTTCCAACTTTAGATTCATTGAAACGCGCTGTACGAATGAGGACCCGGGTCGCATCTATGCCATCCTGAACCGAGAGCTTCGGTACAATTTCGAACGCAAACCCAAGCGCAGCGGCGAATTCCCGTCTTGTCTTTCCGGTCGTCCAATCGGTGTTTTCAAGGTCGAACGGTCCGTTGTGTTCGTCGTAGTCGTAGGGATGCGAGCGGACGTCCCTAATCCACTCGTCAAGAGCTTTGTTCCGGGCTTCAAGGTAATCGATGATAACCGGTTTCCCATCGTCGCCGCGTTGTGTGAAGATAACAGCAGTCGCATCTCTAAATCCTATGTCCCACCAAGTTTGGACTTGCTTTCCGGGGTCATGCGGAAAATCTCCAATCCGATTCTCTTCATCTGCGAGGTTGAGTTCTTTCGTGTAAAACGCCCCTTCCATCCCCGCTTCAAAGCTGCAGAAATACTCCTGAAGAATTTTCTCCTCAGACATGCCCTCAGCACGTTCCTCTGCGATGATGTCGGGGCCAATAACGTGAGTTCCATCGGGCCGGAAAGTGTTTTCGACTGTAAGAAGACTACTGAACCACCTAGGGTTACCCGAAGCCATGTCATAGAGTTTCTTACCGTGATTCTTTCCCCGAGGGGTGTATATAAACAATGCCCACCCGCCGTTTTCCGCAAGGATCGGGCGAATATAATCCCATGCCTTTGGGTCTGCGACTGCAAACTCCGAGAAAATAACACCGACAGGATTTGTTCCAACGAGGGAGTCATAATTGTCTGATCCGACAACTTGGTAAATGCTACCATTGCGAAACCTTATCTGCATATCCGAATTGTTTATCGGATTGTCGACCTTCCGCATTTCGCGAGGAAATGCTTGATCGATCATTCTGCGACCTTCTCGGTCTATACCGTCCCATATTACCCTCCGACCCTGCTTAAGAGTCGGCAACATATGCCATATCGTTCCCACCCGCATTTGGCTGGATACGGCGGACAATTGGAGGCAGCAGGAATCTTTTCCGCCGCGACGATGCCAGACACAGCAACCGCGTTTACGATCGAGTCCCCCCTCGAACATGTATTGAAAGAGGGGGGACTGGTAGTCACGAGCTTCCCAATCATGCGGAAGGTTGAGAGCCATCTTCAGCTGGGTCTGGGGGTGATTCGGTAGCTACTTCTTCTGTAACAACTTCGGCTTCCGCCTTCGCCGCCTCAGGTGGTTGCTCCACCGCTGCTTCTTGCACTGGGTTTCGACGTGTTTCACGTCTCGCTGCCTTTCTCTGAACTTTCTTTCTCACTGACTCTTTGCTCACTGTATTCTCCCTCGACGGTTATGCCCATCGCTTTGTGATTGATGTTAATGGTAAGGCCCCCAGCAACAACTTCTGCGGCGGTGAAACCTGAATGTTTGGACATGATTTCAAGGGCTTTGCCATAGGCAGCCATATTTGTGACTTTTCCGGACCAAGCAAGACCATCCCGGTCGACTCCACAGATCGGAACATCACCTCTTGCCCTCGGGAGATAGCCATGAAGTAACTCATATTGTACCATATCACGAGTAACAAGAGACTCAGCAGCAAGCTCGTCACCAAGAAGCCTAATAAACCGGGCAATTTTCGGGTTTCGGAGGAGCTTACGACCAGCATCAGGGCTACGCCCAACGTCAACAGCTGCCCTACGATGATCGTAGTCAGTAAGGTACCCATAGCAGAACATCCTCTCCTGAGGCTCAAGTTCCGCTTCGGCGGATCGAAGTTCGCTCAGTTCGTTCTGCGGCGATGATTCTTCCGTCGATACGAGTTCTTGCTCGGCCAATTTCTCTCATCCTTTCGTTTAAGATATAAGCGCGTTCCTCCAAAGACATTGGCTTAGCTGCCTCTTTCCTCGTTAAAGGGGAAAGGTCTCGGAAGATCGACTCTCTCATGATTCGGGAAGTATACCACGTCCCGGGGGTGTCTGTCAAGTATCTGGCAACGCGCCCGCGCGCGGAAAAAAAGAAGAATCGGCAAGGCTGCGGAGAGAGATTGAGGCAGCCCGTACGAAACCCCTATGAACGCGGAACAGCGGGTCCCATCGTTTGGGGGGTACTGGGGTGTCGCTTTTTTTCTTATTTTTCGCCCGCCCGGTTCGTTTTTTTCAACGATATGGTATCCCCCACCCGGCTTGCGCGGCGAATGGCCCGAGTGGAACACGTCGCCTTGGCCAAGGCCCGTCTGGGACGGGTTGTGTCGGCCATACTTGTGCTCGGCGCTCGCCTGTGCTACAATGGGGGTGTCTGGCGGCTGAGGGTCCGGAACCCCGAACCCCCCCGGCACGACGCAACGCAGGAGTCCGAACCATGGACGCACAAGCGAAGCAGGACGCGACGGAAGCGGAAGCTACCGAAGTAGAGGGAACCCCGAAGCGCTCGAAGAGCGAGCAACTCAGGGCGTACAAAGGCGGTTACACGACTTACCAGACCGCTAACGGCAACCTCAGCATGGACAACGGTGACGAAGTCGCCTTGGCCCTCAGGGGAAGCAGCCCGGAAGCCGTAATGGCAGCAGCCGAGAAGCTGAAAGGGCTGGAGCCGGGAACCTTGGCCACGCGATACATCGATCGCAACAACGGGGCCAAGCGCATGAACGCCGGTAACGTGATCCGGGGATGCGTGAAACGAGGCGACAAGACCAAGAAGGACGTGGTTGCGGCGCTGAAGGCGGCAAGCAAGGATCTGAACGCCGTAGCGTAGGACGGAATCGGGGGCAAGGACGCCCCCATCTTCCCCAAGCCCCTAGGAACACGTTGGGGGTTTCGGGAAGTCACACGAGGAATACGAAACCTATGACACAGCAACACGTTCGGGAACCCCGGGAAACCGTGAGGGGAGGCCCGACCCTGAGCGACACATTGACGGAACACGTTTTACTGCCCTCGGGCCGAAGCCATTTCACAGTGGACCTTAGAACTAGTTCCCGGGAATATAAGGCATTAAACAGCGAACCAACGGCGCGGGGAACGAGCCGCTCGAACCGAGGACGGAAGTGCGGGCACCCCCGAACCAATTCGGAAGCAGACCGGTCCTGAGGACCGCCCATATTCGTCCCGGAGACCCAGCAGGGGGGAGGGGTATTCGTGAATCCCCCCGGTAGGGGGGTCCCCCTCTTCCTCTCTTTCTTTTTTTCTCTCAGAGAAGGACCAGAAGGACCACCAAAGACCAGCCCCGAACGACGGGGCCTTGAATCAATGAAACCAAGCGAGACCGGTCCTTTCGGTCCGACCTCTTCTTGCCACATTTCTCGAGTAAATTAGGACTTGACAGCGGCCCCTCGCTGTGCTACAATGGGGGTCCAGCCCGGGGCCGACGACAAAATTCGAGAAGGACCGGGCAACGCACGAGGAGACACCGAATGAAACTTGACCAACCAGAGGCGCAGTTCGTTGCGATTCTACTTGAAGACTATTTCACCCGCAGACAGGTTGCAACCCCACAGGAAGTGGTAAGCGACGTAAGTCAGGAAGACGACTGGCTTGATGACGTTGCAGCCGAGCTTTGGGCGGGGCTAGAACGCAGGGGCTATTTGCAAAACCCCGAATTAGAATTAGTGAAGGGCGAGGGCAACCTGCTCAAGCCCGCGTAAGGAGCAAGCAATGGAAAATGTAGAAATCACGGTCGAAGGAAACACGCTAACCCTTGTAATCGACCTCACCAAAGACTTAGGTTTGTCCAAATCCGAGAAGACGCGGACAATCGCCAGCACCCGGGGCAATGCAAAA